CGACACGGGCGGGCTCGGGATTGTATCGAGTCAGCTCAACCGGCAGATCCATGACACGCTAAACGGTATCGAGGATGGGATCTGCTACAACGCCTACTGCGATCCTGCAGGTGGCGAGCGTATTTTCGAGATCGACTATGGCGACGAAGCGAATAACTCCGTCGAACCGGGGCTTGATTATATCAACACGAAGATCGAGAGGGGTCAGTTCTTCGTAGTCGAAACGGCGACCGGCGTCTTGAGCGAGATTTGGAATTATCGCCGGGACGAAAAGGGCCGGGTTGTAAAGGAGAACGATCACTATATGGATGCCATGAGATACGGAATATTCACACACGGCGCGATCGGGGCGCCCTCGATCACGAGGTTCTAAGCGATGGCGATCAAACTATTGACAACCCGCAAAGACCGGGAGATTGCTGAACTACGGAAGGTCGTCGACCGACTTGAGACGAAGATCTCTTACTCACTGTCTGATCCCGTGCTGGCGAAGATCCTCCGCTGGCAGCATGTCGGTAAACAATCGCCGGATCTTGATCGACCCTACGCGCAGCTCCCGATTGTGTACGCCTGTATCCGCTCGCGGGCGACGAATATCGCGCAAGTCCCCCTGGCGTTTTACCCGCTTGATGGGGACGTGCAGATCGAGCGGCACCCGGTGATCGATCTATTCCGCGATGTCAACCCGACGCTCACCGGCCAGCAGCTGCTTGAGGGGATTGAGACCTCGCTTGCAATAAACGGGAACGCGTTCCTGGTCAAGGATGATGTGATCCGGAACGGGCTACCGATTTTTCTGTGGCTTTTCAACCCCACATGGGTGTCTTTCGCATACGACAAGACTAAGCAGTGGGTCGGTTACTGGCTCAAGCGCGGCGGGCAGGGAGAGAAACAGTTCATCGAGAAAGACCGGGTAATCCATTTCAAGTATTACAACCCATATGATGAACTCCGGGGACTTTCCCCGATGGACGCGGCACGGGTGACGTTTGAGACACAGTGGTCGGCGCTTAATTACAACCAGAACTTCTTTAAGAACGACGCGACCCCGCCACTTGTTATTACGCATGAGCGGCAGCTTAACCCGAAGCAGAAAGAGGAACTCAAGGGTGAGTTGATCGAAGACCGCCAGGGCGTCGAGCATGCCGGCCGTGCGATGTTGCTTTCCGGTGGACTCAAGGCGGAAACCCTCGCCATTTCGCACGTCGATGTCCAGTTCATCGAGCAGATGAAGTTCAACCGTGAAGACATCTGTATGATCTACAAGGTGCCCGAGACTGAGTTGGCGTTGTATAAGGATATCCCCTACAGCAATGCTCGATCTGCTGATCTGGTGTTCTGGAAGAAGACCTTGATTCCGGAGGGGGTAGCGATTGTAGGTAAGCTCAACGCGGAGTTTCTCAACCCGCTCGGTATCGAGGTCCGATTTGACTTCCATGCGATTGACGCGATCAACGCCGAGATCCTTGAGAAAGTTGAGGCGGCTCAAAAGCTCGTCACTATGGGATATCCGTTAAACATGGTCAACGAGCGGCTTGGGCTGGGATTCGAGGATGTTGCCTGGGGCGACGAACCGATGACTCCCATGAATCCCCTGTTGGATCTGTTAGGCGTGGGCAGCAATCAGCCGGCCCCGAAGCCCGCAGAGGAAGAGGAGGAGCCGAAACCCAAACCTCCGAAAGAAGAGCCGGAGAAGGGGAAGGCGAAAGACGCGCCGGCTATGGAGAGCATCCCGTTCGGCAAGATCGAGCTGACGAAACGTTGGAACGCCATTCTCACGCCCCTGATGCCGGTAGCTGCCAAGGTATCCTCGGATGTCCGGGCGTATTTCCGCAAGGTCGAGCAGCGGTTAATGAAAGTGATTGCGGTCAAGGATGCAGATCGCAAGTACGTCATCCAGAAACGTATCATCGAGGGGGACCTGCCTATCGAGGAGATCCGTGCCGCGTTCATGGATGACGAGCTGAAGGCCGCGGTCGAGGCGCATCTTGCTAAAGCGATCGAACTTGGAATCCTCTCGATCAAGGGTTCTGCGTTCATGCTCGACGATCCGATTGCACAGGCGATCTTGCAGAAGAAGCTTATCAAGGTTCTTGAAATCAACAGTCGTGCCAAGGAATCGGTTGTTGAAAAGCTCCGGGAGGTCCTCCTTGAGGCGATGAAGGAAGGCGTAGGGGAACAGCAACGGGCGGATATGATCATCGGCGCTCTCAAGGATGAGATGTCGAACTGCAAGAGCCGGGCCCGAACGATTGCCAGGACGGAGGTTAACACCTCCTTCTCTCAAGGGCGCTGGGAATCGACTGTCTCGACGCAGCCGAAGCGAGTCCGCTGGATCTCGTCCCGTGACTCCAAGGTCCGGGATTCACATGAATATCTCGATGGTAAAACCACCGAGTTCAATACCAAGTTTGTGAACGGGTGTCGCTACCCGATGGACTCAGACGGTGCGGCGAGCGAGGTGATCAACTGCCGCTGCACGTACGAGCCACTCTATTTTGACGAGGAGATGTAAGGATGAAACTGTTATCAAAACTGTTAGGTCAGAACAAGGAACGACACACCGTAGAGCTTGAGGGTATTCTCTCGGCTCGGATCAAGCGGGCGGGCGAGAAACGGTTCCGGAACCTGGGCGTCATAGCACGCAAGAAGGTCACGGATGCGTTTGTCGCGTATCTCGTGGATAGTCTCCAGAACTCAACGTCATCGCCGATGGACGTCTTCAAGTACCACGATTCCGGTACGGGGACGACCGCTGAAAATAAAACCGACACGGCACTCGTAACCCCCTGTGGGGACGCGCGTGACGTAGGGACGCAGATCGAGGGCGCAACGGGGAATATCTTCAAGTCCGTCGCGACGCATACCTACGACGAAACGCTCGCGATCACGGAGCACGGGCTATTCTCCGCTTCGGCGGATGGTACGCTGATGGACCGTTCGGTATTCTCGGCGATTAATGTCGTTGACACTGATCAAATCGAGTTCACATACCAGCTAACCTGTACCTCAGAAAGTTAAGGAGAGGATATGAAAAAGATTTTCCTACTCGTGCTTTTCGTGCTGTTCGTCGGGACGCTGGCCTGCGGGCAAAGCGTGTACTACAAGAACGAGGCGACACTCCAGTGGGACGCGGTCACGGTCGACGCTGCGGGCAACCCCCTACTCCCGACCGATACGCTCACCTACGAGGTCTATATCTACGACTACAACGTCGGGGTTGCAGACCCGCAAAGCACAAGTGAGCTGACGTTTATTACCGGTACGCCGCTTCTCGAACAGTTGATTGTCTTCCCCTATCGCACGACTTGGGCGGCTGGTGTCCGGACGAAATTGGTTGACAGCGGCGAAACGACTACCTATAGCGTGATCGCCTGGTGCTACATAACGGAGGACGCGGACGTTGTGTCCGGCCCTTTCTTGTACAGCCCATTTGGGACCCCGGCCAAGCCCGAGGACTTGCGGGATTCGGGGATGTAGAGCAATCAGATATGGCCGTTGAAGATTTTACCACGTATACGGAAGTAGAAAGTGCTACTGCAACCATCACGATTGATGCGAATACCATTACGGCGACCAAAGTACCGAATGATGAGATCAACTATGTCTATAAAGACAAGGATGCTGCTCATTTTAATGGTGATTTTGAGCATCTTGTTTCAGTACGAATAACGCTAACAGTTGCATGGATTTATCATGGTGGTTGGGCGCTTGCAAATGCTATTGGTGATCTTGACGAGATTCTTGATGCGAGTGGAGATTATCTTTCAGTTAATTTCAAGCGGGAAGCTACTACGGCGATATATTTGTTCATGCAGGAATTAGATGGTGGAGTTGCACACGATTCCAGTAACTCGCCGGAAATAACCCTAAATACATGGTATTTCTTACGAATCAAACGAGTCGAAGCAGATGGCGATTACGGTACTTTATATTGTGACATCTATACCAGTGCGGCAGATCGAACAAATGAAGAAAACGCCTTCGCCAATTTAAGTCTGGCTCTCCATACATCGAAGAAAGATTTCCAATATATTTACGGATTTACTTCTTATTCCCATGATGTGAATGGTAATGAGAGCAGTTTTCAGATTGAAGATTTAGACCTCCAAGAATCAGCAGGTGGCACGGTCTATTATCAGTCCGCAGATGGCGCATTCGCCCCCACGGGCATCCTGGTCAAGAATACCAAGACTGCGAAAGCCGGTAATTTCACCCTGACGGGTATCATCACAAAGAAAGGGTTCGTACCGAAAGCAGGGGCCGTCACGTTCTCGGGCGCGGCGGTGCGTCTCCCGAAGAAAGGACTCGCGGGAGTAGTCACGTTCGCCGGGTCGCTCGGGACGCATCTGCTCGGTGTGATCCAACAGGCCGTCGGGGGCGTGATCACGTTTACCGGCGCGGTTGTCAATAAGG